GCTAAGGGTTGCATTGCATACTCAATAGAAGAAGCCAATGAGTTATATGGCATGATGTTTAAAACAAAAAAATCAATCTTGAGGTGTGCTAATGTCTAGGGAACTAATTAAACAAAACCTCGAATTGCAAATAAGCAATATTCAACTTAGATACAAAAATTGGGATGGCGATTTAATCGACCTAAATGATTACGACAAAGACACCATTTGCTACACGTTTTTAAGGCAGATGGAAAGTTGGTGGGATGATATGCTTCCTCCAGTTGTTATTAATCAAGCGCAGTTTTTAGATGCCCTGTATCACGACACGCCTGACACAGTTTCTACTATGTTAAGGGGTGCTATTTATTTAAGCCTTGAGTTAGCCTTGAGGGATTTAGTGCAGGAAATCTATGACGAGTTAAACGAAGTTCAACCAGAGCCTTTTGCGGGTTATGAGAGAGGACAATAATATGTTTGAAGTTATCGGCATGATTACAGTTACATTTATTCTGGCGTTTTTAATGAGGGGGGCATATCTCATGGTAGATGATGCTCAGAAACGATATGAGGAAAGGAACAAATAGATCAAGGCTCCCTCGCCTTTTGAGCAAGCTTAGTCCACTTGTGATCGCAACGGACTATTACTTTCTGGTATAAACCACATCAATCATTATCATTTTTAATTATATTCAGTAAGCTATACAATGCCGCTCCATTCACCAGAGAGAGGCAGTCGTGATTCTTTACATGCTTATATTCGTTATCGTGTCCTTATGCGCGGTAGCACAAGAAGACCTGTAGTTTACATTTCCATTAACCTAAAAAATCCCTTACAATACAGTCACCTAACCTTTTATGGTGGTCGTATGAATGAATTTAACATTACAACTAGGATTGATGAGTGCTACGAAAACGGCTTTGATGAACTGCTTACCAGCTTCAACGGCATAATGTTATCAATTATTGAAACGGAAGTGCCTCAATATCATTTTAAAGCCGAGTTAATGCACTGGTGTTATCATGTAGATCATAAACTCGAACAAATGCGCGAAGAACGAGAAAAAAACACTCAATTAACTGCCGATAATATCCTTACTCAGTCGAGTGAAGTGTTCGGCACAGAGGTATAAATGCTATCCATAGAGTATAAATCTACAGGGGCAATTATCCCCTATATTAATAATTCCCGAACCCACAGCGAACAACAAGTTCAACAAGTAGCCGCAAGCATAAAGGAATTTGGTTTTACAAACCCTTTGTTAATTGATGAAGAGGGGAGCATTATAGCGGGGCATGGTCGTTTGCAGGCGGCACAAATGCTTGGAATGGATGAAGTGCCGACTATTACGCTGAACGGTCTTACAGAAGCGCAAAGAAAAGCTTACGTTATAGCGGACAACAAATTAGCTTTAAATGCTGAGTGGGATTTTGAATTATTAAAAGTTGAATTAGAAAACATATCCGATAAAATAGATATTTCTGTTTTGGGTTTTGATGATCAAGAGTTAGCTAATATTATTGACAGTTTAAATGCAGAACCTCCAGAATTAAAAGAAGAAAATTATTCCCCTGTGTTTAATATTGTTGTTAATTGTAATGATGAAACTCATCAAGAGAGAGTGTATAACGAATTGCAGTCAAAGGGATACGAATGCCAAGTTCAAAGTTTGTAGTAGAAAGCAAAATACCATCATCTTTTAGAGTTGAAAAAGTAAAAGGTCAATTTGATTATGATGCTTCGGTAGTTCGAAAAGAATTTGATGTAAATATTCCTATTGAAGATATGAATTGGAATATAGGTTTAATTGTGGGTGCTTCTGGTTCAGGAAAAACTACAATAGCAAAAAATGTATTTAAAGATTTTAAATTATTTGATGGTTTTGAATGGACTGATAGAACGGTTATAGATGATTTTGCTGAAGGGTTATCGGCAATGGAAATCACTGATTCTTTAAATAAAGTCGGTTTTTCATCCCCTCCAGATTGGTTGAAACCTTTTAACGTGTTATCTAATGGTCAAAAAATGCGGGCCGAATTGGCTCGATTAATATTAGAATCAGATAAACCGATTATATATGATGAATTTACGTCCGTTGTTGATCGACAAGTTGCTCAAATAGGCAGTGCGGCTATTCAAAAATATATTAGGCGAGAAAACAAACAATTTATTGCTATATCTTGTCATTATGATATTGAACAATGGTTGGAACCTGATTGGTTATATGACGCTAATGAAAAGAAATTCTATCGGAGGTCACTTAGGCGACCAGAAATCAAAGTTGATATTAGAAAGGCGCAACAAAGCGAATGGGAATTATTTAAAGAGTTTCATTATTTAAGTTCAACGCACAATAACGCGGCTCATAAATATATAGCTGAAATTAACGGTGAGCCTGTAGCTTGGTGTAGTTTATTGCATTTCCCTCACCCAAAATTAAAAAATTGTAAAAGAATACATAGAATTGTAGTAAAGCCCGATTATCAAGGTATTGGTGTAGGTGGTAAGTTTATGTCTGAATTAGCTAAAGATTATAAAAAATTAGGAACTAGAATTAGGTTAGTTACGTCTGCTCCTTCTTTTATATATGGATTAGCCGCATCTAAAAACTGGATAATGGTAAGAAAACCTTCAAGATTGCAAAACACAGCTAAAAGCGGTGTATTAGCAGGGACAACTTCGGACGCAAGATTGACAGCGTCATTTGAATTCGTAGGATAATTATGAAAATAGGTAATCAAGGTAATGGTGGAGGTAGACCCATAGTTGAGTTTACGTCAGACCAAATAACGCAAGTTGAAGCATTAGCCGCTGTTCTGACTAAAGGGCAAATAGCTGATTATTTTAATATATCTGAAACTACATTAAGGGCTATTGAAGAACGACAGCCAGAAGTTTCTGACGCTTATAAAAAAGGAAGGGTAAGACAGTGCGCTAGTATGGGGTCAAACCTTATACAATTAGCAAAAGCGGGTAACGTAGCGGCTAACATTTTCTATCTTAAAACCCAAGCAGGATGGAAGGAAGAGCAAGCAGATATTCAAGAGATACCTCAAATTAATATCATAGTGGACGGCAATGCAATTAACCCTCCCACAGAGTGAAATATTTGTTAATCCTTCTCGTTTTCGCGTATGTGTTGCAGGAAGAAGGTTCGGCAAGACCTTTCTTTCCACTGGTGAACTACTCAAAGCGGCAGTAGGTGGCAAAAATAGAAACTGTTGGTATGTCGCTCCCACTTATGGATCAGCCAAAGAGATTGCTTGGGATATGCTAATTCACACTATTCCAAGAGAATATATCAGCAAGACTAACGAAAGCAGTCTAATGCTTAGATTAATTAATGGTTCTGTTATTTCTCTTAAAGGTGCCGAAAAGCCAAACAACTTACGTGGCAGGGCACTGGACTTTGTGGTACTTGATGAATTCGCGGATATGAAACCCGAAGCATGGTATGAAGTAATTAGACCTTCATTATCTGATAGAAACGGTTCAGCCGTCTTTATTGGGACACCAAAAGGAAGGAATCACTTCTATGACTTGTGGGCTAAAGGCATGGATGGTGCTGATGATTGGACAAGTTTCCAGTATACTACCCTAGAAGGTGGCAACGTCCCTAAGAGTGAAGTGGAAGCGGCTAGGCACGACTTAGACGAAAGAACTTTTAATCAGGAATACTGCGCGGAATTTGTCACCTACAGCGGATTGATATATTATGCATTTAGTAGAGAGTTATCTGTCAGCGATTATGTTGAAGATAATGCTCCACTTCATGTAGGGATGGATTTCAATCTTGATCCCATGTCAGCCGTTATCTGCATACGTAAAGGCGGGAAGCTGTATGCGATAGACGAGATTGTCATGTATGGGTCAAATACTGATGAGATGGTTGCGGAACTAAAGAACCGTTACCCTAATCGCCAGATAATTATCTATCCAGACCCTGCATCAAGACAGCGCAAGACAAGCGCGGGTGGTCGTACAGATTTGTCGATCTTACAAAACGCAGGATTTAGCGTTAAGGCGAAGAACTCACATGCATTGGTCAGGGATAGAATTAACGCAGTGAACAGTCGGTTACTGTCTAGCAACGGTGAGCGGAATTTGTTTGTCAGCCCCAAATGCAAACAAACAATTAAAAGTCTGGAACGACAGACATACAAGGAAGGGACTAGCATTCCAAACAAAGATGGCTTCGATCATATGAATGACGCGCTTGGCTATCTTGTGGAATACTTATTCCCTGTTCGCACAGAATACGACACCCCCCAACCTACAAGGTGGACTTGATGAGATTAACGGCAGACACTACTCACCCAGAATATGATAACAATGAAGCAAGGTGGGAGTTTTACCTTCGATCGTATATGGGTGGGGCAGACTACATTGGTGGTCAATATTTAACCAAATACATATCAGAGTCTACGGAAGAGTATGACCGTAGACTTGAACTGACTCCTTTAGATAATCACTGTAAGAACATAGTGCATATCTATTCCAGTTTTTTATGGCGCGTTCCTCCTACTAGGTCGTTTAATTCGCTTGCTAACAACGTGTCCCTCGACCCATTTATTAATGATGCTGATTTAGACGGCAGAAGTTTTAATGCTTTTATGCGTGAATGCCAGATATGGGCGAGCGTTTATGGTCACGTATGGGTAATGATGGACAAGCCTAAGTCTACAGCAGGTACAAAAGCCGAAGAGTTAGCACAAGATATTCGTCCTTATGTCACGATGTTTACCCCTGAGAATGTATTAGACTGGGAGTATGAAAGAACTCCAAGCGGACGTTTTCGTTTGTCTTACCTGAAGGTTAGGGAATCCGTTATAAGGAATGACGATACTGAGGTAGAAAGCTATTACCGAGTATGGACGCCTGACACTATTGAATACTGGCATTCCATTAACGATGACGACAAGCT